CTTAACATACCCTTCCTCTCAAATACAAAGGCGGTATTGGATTCATCTCTTTTTAAGATGTAGATGTAGTACATAGCCTTACTCGCTTTAATGCCGCTATCCTCATCTTTGTTTGTGTTCTTGAACTCTATGTATAGATTTGGCTCTTCTGGTGTTCCTCGTCTATTAGCCCACCAATAAGCCTTACTATCATACTTCACCTCAAAGGTTAGTTCTTCTTTTTTGTAGATGCTCTTCACATCCCAATCATAGAACTTCTTCTTTGGCGCACGGATAATATCGGTGTGTCCTCGTTTCTTGATGTAATCACACCAAAGGTCTTCACCAATATCTCCTTTAACGAAGCTCATTCAAGTCTGTGTCTTTTAGTTTCTTGTCCCCATCATAGAATGAGAATCTATTATGTGTGTACTCTACACGAAAGCCTCCGTAAGAGCCACTAACATCAAACTTGTACTCGTCTGTGTCGTGTACCGTTGTGATGCCTTCAGCCTCTTTGTACTCCTTTACCTTATGACCTTGAGTCCATAGGTATACAAGTAGCAGCTTACTTACTTTCGTATTCTCCATACACCTTGCTTAAATCGTCTATGTGTCTCTTCCATTCTTTAGGATTACAAGTACAAGGGATATAGAATTTATGTTGGAATACTCTGGAGTGTATTCTTGATAGTGCCTCGTGATAACGAGGTCTCAACTCTCTACCGTTGAACTCCTTGAAGAACTCTTTGAGAGTTGTATACTCTCCCTCTTCTAAACATAGGGGTTGAGTCTTCTTTGGGAACAACTTATTGAGTTTCTCCTTACGAGCATCACANCCNCANTCNATACCTGTGAGTTCAGCAAAGGTGTCTACTACTTTCTTGATTCCCGTAGCCTTTGTGAATTTTTCAATGTCATCTCCTAAACCTTTAGATGCGCTCGGCTTCACCGTTTTGGAGGTCTTCGTAGTCTTCTTGGATTTTTTCTCGGACATACTCTTTAGATTTTTTTAATGTATCAAAAATTGAGAAAAGGCTAATGCCTGTTTCTTTTTCTATATCTCTCATAGACATACCTGTAGTGTGGTATATCTCAAACATCTTTTGGTCATACCAATGTTGACCTTCCATAATCTCCCAGACCTTGTCTATGATTTTCTCAAAGCCTTCAGCCTCAACCATATCGTACTCTTCCTCTGCAATATCGTAATCTACCATATCACCCGTGTACACCATCAAGTCTTTCTTGTTCTGGAACTGCCTTGTCATATTGCGAAGGGTAACCCATACAAACAATTTGTTAGGTTGACCCTTGTACATAATGCGCTCTGGGTCGCTAACATACTTATTGAGTCGTATGTACATCTCTTGGACAATGTCTTCGGCATAGTCTCCTGCACCAAACTTATGAGCCATCTTTAGCCATTCNGTATGATATCCCGCAAGAAGGTCTAATACTGTCATTCCTCTCTCTCGGTTGCCCAAGTAATTACAATAGCAAAAACCCCGAAGCACAACTGCAAGGAGTGGTACTTGGGGTTCTCAAAATCGTCATTCATCTCGGAGTTCCAATAGTTGACACCTATTAGAAGTCCTGCAAGGGGAGCTATGTCAATCGCAAAGTTCATATTCTTTTCGTAATTGCTTGATTTCTTGCTCCATAAGATACAACTTTTCACGAGTTGTTGACAACTCCTCACGAGTTTTTTGCAACCGCTCCGTGAGTAGGGCATTCTGCTTGGTCAGTCCCCAATCCATTCCTTCCTCCTGTGAGCCTCGTAGCTTGTCCATAATCGCACAACATTGGTTGAAGAACCTCATATAGTTTCTATCAAACTTTAAGTTCATATCGTGTCCTTTGGTTGCGTGTATTACAACTGCGTGGTTCTTCTGTACCACTTTCGCAATCTCAAGCGTTGTGTACAAATCCCGTGCCGCTACCATAAAAGCAAACCTTGCCATTACATTGCGCTGCTCTCTGGTCTTTGTAATCTTATGGTGCGTTGTGTAGTTGTCGTATTCTTCTTGTAACTGTAGTACGGTTGCTCTCATTTGAGGTGTTCGTTAAGGTTATCAAATCGCTCTTCGTAAGCGTTAATCTTTCTTGTAAGGTTGCGTATCGTTAGCTTGAGGTCAGCGTTCTTTGCTTCTGCTGCCCATACCATCTGCTGCACATCCTCTACCATACCTATGGAGGCATCTATAGCAGAGTAGATACTAATGAGGTCAATGAATATATCCATCTCATACTCATTGCTTGTGTCTTGAGGTTTAAGAGCATTGGCAATCTGCATTAGGTCTTGATTCTTTTGTCTTAACCATAAGAGGGCTATACTCTTACTACCCCCTCTTACCCATCTGTAATCTTCTTCTTTTAGTTCATCCATCTTAAAAAGGCATTTTGGATTGTTCTTTTTCTTTCTTTCCTATAAGATTCTCTCCGTGAATCTCAAAACCTACATTGTCTGGTATACTCCTAAATCTAATAGGCTCATCTAAAGCAGTTGGTCTACCACCTGTCTCCACCTCTTTCACCTTGCGNATNTGTACTTGGTTGTACATCCATTCTGTAGGGTGCTGAATATAACGATGTATCACTACAAAGTCATCAGCTCGGTTTACAAACTTACCTCCACCTTCAATATCTGCTGCGCTTGGTGGCATAGGGTGACCTGCATACTCGTGTCCTGCGGAGTGCTTCATTCTTAAAGCATTGGTTACTGCGTGAGCATTAAGCCAGATACTTACATTGTGTTGCTTTGCCCAATTCCTAAAGTGGGTACTCACCTCATAGTCGTACTCGTGACCGCCAAGTGTTTTGAACATCTCTTTGTCCTTTACCAATGAGTTGTAAGGGTCAATCAAGAATCCATCAAAGCCCTCTTCATAATAAATATCTGTAGCCTCCTCAATCAAATCCTTGTAGGTGTACATCTTCTTATCGGAGTCAATGATAATGAAGTAGCGTTGTACTAAATCAAGAGCCATCTGGAACTCATCTTCATCTATCTTATTTATGGGTTTACCCAAGAAGAACTCCGAGAGCTTCTTTGCGATAGATACAGGTGTGTTCTCGGAACTGAATACAAGCCACTTAATATCGTTGACTATGGTCTGCAATAACATTAGGTACAACATCACGGAGGTCTTACCAACATTTGCGTGTCCTAATACTACATTGAAATTACCTCGCTTAAAGCGCAGGTGTTGGTCTAAATTCCATTGCCCGAACTTGAGACCTTCTTTGACTTTGCCCATTCGGACATCGTCAAGTTTACCGAACACATCGGCATAAGATATTTTTGACATAGTTGGTTTAAGTTAAAAAGGGAGCGCAAGTGCGCCCCCCTAATATAGTTCTTTCTTTAGAATGGCAAACCATCCGCTACAGGTTGAGGTTCTTCTCTACCTTGAAAGTGTTGCTGATGAGTTGTAGTGGCTTGGGCTGCGCCTTTCTTCATTACCCAATCAGCAAAGAGTTGTGCATTCGCAATAACAACTTGCGGTGTTCCACCAATCTCGGCTGCTGCTTTTAGAGCCGTTTGGCGAATGATTGATTCGTCTTTAGAGGTATGTGTACCACTTGGAGCAGATGTGCTACCAGAGGGTGCTACATTTGCGTATTGTGGGTTAACAGGCTTGACCGTGTAGTAGGTCTTACCATTGTACTCTCTTGGGATGTAATCGTAAGTAGCCTCTTGACCTACTTCAAACTTGTTTTGGTTCGGGTCTTTGGAGTTGTACTTACCATTATCTCCATTTTCAAATGTTACATAGAACCCATAAAGTGTTCCATACTGACCGTTGTACGGCTCTCCTGCGGACTTAATGTCCTTGACAATAGATGTTTTAGTCATCGTTATATAATTTAGTTAATGATTCAAAGTTAATTAAATTGTTGACATATCGTCAACCCAGATTGGAGTTTTTTCTCCGACATAAGAACTAAAGGTATTGTATTCAAGATATTCAATAGCATCATCAACGCTCATATCTTTAGACATCACCTCAATGCAATCACTAATAGAGTATACTACTTTTTGGTTTATAGGGTCATAACCAATGATTGCATCATCTAATCCATCAGCGAATAGGATTTCATCATCCATCCACTTCTCCAGTATGTATTGTCTCTTTTGCATTTCTTAATCTAATTTCAACTTGGCAATAATTCTTTTCAACGCTCTTGTCAAAAGTGATAGTGAGCTTGTTGTAGTGTTTAGGATTATCGTCTGTAATCCATCCGTTAGCAACGAGAGTATCAGCAGTAAATTTTGAAACAAGTACAAGGTTGTCCACATCGGCACGAGTATTGTACCTAATATGGATAGACATACTCTCTGCAATATGGTGGTCATAACGAGCCAGTTCTGCTTCAACGATTTTTTTATATTCATCTTTTATCTTTTTTCTAAATGTCCAATGCTTACCTGCGTATAGTGCATTAAGACTTATCGTCTTCGGTAGCTTGAGATTTAAGTTTAGCTCGTTCAATATCATAACCAATGTATTCTATTTCTTTGTTGATATGGTCTATAGCTTTCTTCAAGTCTTTAGCCATAGGATTGTTTGGTTTCTTACCTGCTCGTAGTAAGTAGGCAATAGCTACACCAATGTTGTAAGAGTCTCTTGCGAAGTCCATACACACATC